CAATTTTGATTGGCCTTGAGCCAGGAAAATATGTTGGCTCAACACTGCAACCTGGCGGCGTTGTCACAAAGCAGACACAATACACGTCAACATCTGCAATGGAAAAGTTTGCAAATCTTAGCAATCAGGATAAGGCGACCCTACTTTCTCGCTTGGCGCAAATACCTGGCATATATAAAGCAGGTCAAGCGCCTACTGAAATGCAAATTCTTTCTATGGGTAATGCTATTGTCCCACGCAAGGAGGACGTTGACGCTCTTACAAAGGTAATGACCTACTCTGACAAGGTTGGAGAAGATTACAGCACTAGCGTATTAAAGTTTTTCTATGACAAGAATCTTGCAGTACAGTACTTCGGTACTGGCGGAGCCAAGTCTGGTCCATCTGTTACCCCGTCCGACGCCCTTATCGCTGAACTTAATAGCAACTTCCTAGATGTATTTAACTCTGCACCTGACAAGAAGACGGCATCGGCATATGCCAAGGAAGTCCAGCAACTTGAGATTAAACAAAAGGGTGCAATCTCTGCACAACAGCGTGAAGACATCCGCCTTAAGTATATTCAAAACAATGCTGCAATGCGCTATAAGACAGTCACTGGTACAGAAGATACCGCAGATGATGCGCTGCTACAACAGGGTGCCCTAGGCGCTACAGTACGCACACTCCGCCAGGCATACTCTAACAATGGTATCCCTATCAATGAGTCAGAGATTTATAAGAAGGCTATCCAGGCTACTCGTAGCCCACAGGCGCTAGAGAATATCTTGAATGTAACCAAGCAGCAGGCATCAGCCCTGTTTCCAGCATTCAAGGATTTGATTGCACAGGGCGCAGATGTGGCTGACCTAGTTTCACCATACGCAAGCGTATACTCACAGATTTACAACAAGCCAATTTCTCAACTTAAGCCATCAGATTTCTATGATGTTGCTGCTGGAGATAAGCCAATTTCTCCTACTGAATACAAGAAGTCTTTGTATGCAAGACCAGAGTTCAAAGATACTGATACATATATGAATAAAAAACAAAGCGCACTTAGTGCCATTGTTCGTGCATTCGGAATAGGACCTGCATAATGGCTACTAAAGCACAACTAGCAAAAGCAGCAGCAGACCTTAAAAAAGCAGAGGCTAATCTTGCAAAGGCAAAGACTGCTGCTACTAAGAAACCAGCAGCGCCTACGTCTGGACTTATTCCAGGATTTACACCATCAGTTAAAATGCCTACCCCAAAGGCACAACCAGATGAACCAGGATTTGTTGGACCAGTTGCGCCTACACCTACGGTTAGGGCAGCAAATGACTACCTAGGACTAGGGCCGCTAGGCGGTTTAGGTGCAGGAGTAATTGCTGGTGTTACTGGCGCTAACACAGGTGCCAACACAGGCGGTAACAACCCCCCTGCACCAACACCTAAGCCTTCTGAAAAGTATGCAGGTTTAGTTGCCCTTCTCACATCATATGGTATTGACAAGATTGCCGATATGGTTGACAAGGTTATTACAGATTTTCCTGAAGCAGATGGTGATGAGATACTTAATCTTCTTCGCTATGACCAACGATACAATAAGCCATATATGGAACGCTTTGCAGGAAATGCACTACGTATGAAGAACAAGATGCCACTACTTGATGAGGCTACATATTTACGTCAAGAACTTGGATATTCAAAGATGTTCAAGGCTTATGGGGTAACAAATCTTGATAATCGTGACCAATATACAAAACTTATTGGAGCAGATATAGATATTGACGAGGCAACTACTCGCGTATCTATGGCTACCGATAGAGTTCTTAAGGCAGAACCTTCCACAAAGAATGCTTTCCTTAGATTCTTTCCTATGCTTTCAAACCAAGATTTAGTAGCAGCAATGCTTGACCCAGAAGAGCAGTTGCCAGCCCTTGAGCGTAAGGTCCAGTCAGCAGAAATTGGCGGAGCAGCACTTCGCCAGGGTCTTACATCAGAACTTGCAGATACAACTGTTAAGTCTGCTATGTATTCAAATGTAAAGGCTGGAACAGTTGGCGCTGGAACGCTTGAAACCGCTGGAGTAGCACCTGCTACCGCAGTCGCAAAGTATCAAACTATCGCTGCAGAACTTCCAACTATGGAAAAACTTAGTTCTATCTACGGCTCAACTATGGAGCAGTATGGACAACGTGAAGCAGAGCAAGCAGAACTACTAGGACTTGCATCTGCAAAGCGCAAGAAAGAAAGCCTCACTGCTCGTGAGAGAGCACAGTTTGAAGGCAGTGCTGGAACAGCAAAGGGAAGCCTAGGAAGAACAAGCCAAGGCCAGTTCTAAATAGAATCCTGAACGGACCCATCGGCCCCGTCAGCGTACTAGACCGATAGCAAGAGCCAGACCATTCCCCCGACTGGAACCTGAGGCTTGCGACTACTACAAATAGAAGGGTGGAAAGTTGCTATGAGCAACAACTACTGGGATGAAGAAGACGATGACTTGGACACAGAAGTCACTGGCAATATGGATGGAAGCGACCTCTTAAAGAAGTTGCGGAAAGCCAAGCGTAATGATGAGAAACGAATCAAGGAACTCACAGACCAATTGGATTCATTATCCAAGGTTCAACGTGAGAGAACCGTCAAGGAAGTCCTAGAAAAGAAGGGTGTCAATCCTAAGGCTGTACGTCTAATCCTCAAGGACATAGATGATGTTAACGAAGAATCAGTGAATAACTGGCTCGACGAAAACGGAGACTTGTTCGGATTAACTAAGCAAGAGGAAGCCCCTAAAGTAAACGAGATGGACCGCGCTGCATTACGTCAGCAGGACGTCGTTACACAGGGTGCATACACACCTGACCGAGCAGAAGACTTAAACCTACGCCTCGACAATGCTGAATCAGCAGAAGAGATTTTGAGTTTACTTCGCTCACAAGATTAACTAATCATAGTTTCTAACTACAAAAGGAAATATACCTAAATGGCAAACGCATACACAGGAACAGGGTCCTCCTCTCTCGGAGGTACCGCTGGTGCTGCTGGTTTAGTTCAGAAGGCTTATGACCGACTTCTTGAGTTCGCACTTCGTAGCGAACCACTTATTCGTTCAGTAGCCGACAAACGCCCAGCACGCCAAGCGATCCCAGGTTCAACAGTAGTTCTACAGCGCTACGTTGACCTTAACGTTGCAACAACAGCACTAACAGAAGATACTGACCCAGATTCAGTAGCAATGTCAACACCAACATCAGTTACTATTACTCTTGCAGAGTACGGTAACTCAGTTCTAGTAACTCGTGCACTTGAGTTGTTCTCACTTGCAGATGTAGACCCAGCAATTGCTAACATCATTGCATACAACCTCGCAGATTCAATTGATTCTGTTGCTATGACAACCCTACGCGGTGGCTCAAACGTCATCTACTCAGGTTCAACAGCAACATCAACAGCAACAGTTACTGCTGCTGCAACAATCTCATCTGCAAACCTTCGTCGCGCAGTTGCAAAACTCCGCGCCAACAAGGCTACAGGTCGCAAGGGTTCACTCTACTGGGCTGGTATTCACCCAGAAGTTTCACACGACCTTCGCGCTGAGACAGGTTCAGCAGGATGGCTTCTTCCTAACCAGTACGGTTCATCACAGGACCGCATCTGGGCTGGAGAAATCGGACAATACGAGGGTGCATACTTCGTTGAGTCTCCACGTCTCTACTCAGCAACAGACGGTCTTTCATCTGCAAAGGTGTACCGCACAATCGTTGCAGGACAGCAAGCAATGGCAGAAGCCGTTGCAGAAGAGCCACACGTAGTCATCGGACCAGTAGTTGACAAGTTGATGCGTCACCGCCCAATGGGTTGGTACGGCGTACTCGGATTTGCTCGCTACCGCGAAGAGGCACTCTTCCGCATTGAGTCAGGTTCATCAATCGCTTAGTTGATTGACGGGTGGGGCTAGGGAAACCTAGCCTCATCAGTAAGTTCATTAAGGAGAACTATGCCAACGTACACATTCAGACCACCAACGGTGGAAGAAGGACCTGCAGGTGGGCACCGCCTGTTCTTGTTCTACAAGTTAAAGCGTGGCATTACTGTTGTCAAAGATGGTGCCACTTGGTCACAGATACGCTATGCAGTAGATGAAGACCTCAATGA